CCGGTTTGATGTAGTCGTTTAGAAGGGTTGTGTTGTCCGCGCTCAGGCTGCTTGGGAATTGCGAATAAATCTCGTTATAAAGGTCGCTGCCAATGGTGTCACGCAAAGTAACTTCCTGCGCTTCCTGAAGGCTCATCTGAATAAGTTTCGGGTCGAGGTTGTCTTGTATCGGCGTATTCTCTTTGATGTACACCGTGTCTATAAAGTACTTAAAACTCATCGTACTGTCCTCCTGTAAAGTTTACTTTCCCAAATGTGCCTGCATTGTGGCACGTGCGTGTTAGTGCCTTTGATGGTGCGCCATCCGCCGCGCCGCTGCCATACGTTGTAACCTAATTCGCGGCTCATTGCATCAATTTCTTCGCGGGTGTATAGCTTCTTCTGGTCTTCAATCATAAAGCGACAGAATTCACGCGATGTATCCAATAGCAAAGGCCCGCCCACATCGGGGTTTTTGCCGTACTTGTACAACACGAATATCTCAGTATCAAGGCCGCCGCTGTCTGAAATAGAACGCGCCCCGCTGTCCGTGATTTTGATTTCCGTATTTGTCCACTCAATCAGGCGGTTTGCCTGCATTACCTTCAGGATGTTAGCTGCTTCGGTAGTGGTCAGCCGTGCGCCCTTTGCAAGTTCTTCAAGGGTTGCCTTTGGGTTGTCGCGAATCACCGCCACAAGGCGAAGTTCAGGGTTGGTGAGTTCTGCGAAGGTTTCCGGCAGTTCTTCAAACTCAGCCGCGCTGCGTCCGTATTTGCGAAAAACCGCTTTATCCGCTTCGTCATTCCAGCCAAAAGGGTTTTGGGCAGACATGGCCACGGGCTGTTCTGTCTTTAGGCCCAGACTTTCGCGCACTTCATCTCGGGTCATAATGCCAGCCGCAAACAGCGCAACCGCATCTTCTCCGGCAGGTTCGGCAGCAATGGTGTACAATTCGCCTTCCTGACCTGTGGCGTTGAACATTGTGGTCAGCACTTTATCCATTTGGGTTCGTTTCGGCGCAACGTAGGCCCGGTCAAATACTTCGTAAGCCTGTTTCAGTTCGTTACGGCCCCCGAGTTCACCTGCCACGCGCACCCCGAACAACATCGGTGAAGTAACGCGGTGGGCGTAGAAGATATTGTCGCGCACGGTTTCGGAGAGTTGCAGATATTGCTTGTCAAAATCCCCGGGCATCAAGTCCACCACCTGAAGCGGGTCTTCGCCTTTCTGCATCCACGAAATCAGAACGCCGTTTGCGTTTTCTGTGCCTGTGGTGTTCGCCTTAAATTTGCGGTCAAATTCCGCTTTGATGTCTTCGGTCGGTTCGCCTTTGAATATCTGGATGATTTTCCCAAGGCTGAAGCCGTTGGAAATGTTGTTAAAGTGGAAATCGCTAATCTTCGTGTCGATTTCAATGTAAGTGCGGGCAGGATACCAATCCGGCAAAGGGTAAACGCCTTCGCCCGCCCTGTATTGTTTGAACCAAAGAACCTGAGTGCCGCCTGGCTTTTCAAGGTCAAACGCGGGAAATTCCAAACGCTCTTCGCGCTTGTCGTTCCAATCTTCAGAATACCAAACTTTAGAAGCGTCCTTGTTCACCCTGCACTTGTCAAACGGCAGATGATACCAATACAAAACACGCGTTCCCGGGGCGTTCCAGATGGCCTGAAAAGCAAACCCGCCGAAGTTCTCCAAATCCATCGCAGCCTTGTACTTAATGTCCTGCCACGATTCGTAAGGGTTCGCGTATTCAAGTGCTTTCTGTGCGCCTACTCTTTCGCCTACCGTACCTTCAACACGAACAGCCGTTTCCTTGCCCGCGATGAAATGCGCCTTTTGGGTTACAATCGCGTTGTGCAGGCTACTGCTGTTGTATAGGTCAAGAATGACGGCAGGGAAATTGTTTCGTTGCCCGTATTCGTACCACTCCTGCCCTCGTGCCTCTTTGAACTTAGGCGGGGGTGCGACGGCAAAATTTATGCGCTGAAATTCTACTTTCATTTTATCTTCAATATGCCCGTTTCTACGGACTGGTTAGCTAAAGTTGGATCTGTATTTACCGCGCTTGACTGGGCGTAAATGGTGTATTCGTATTCGCCCTTTTCCCATGCGCTGCTCTGCGCGGTTGCGATGTTGAACTGATTGTACCGGGTGGGGAAGCTGCTTAAATCAGTTACCAAAATGTTATACGTTATGTCGCGTTCTTCACGGTTGTTCAATGACAGCAGAAAGTAATAAGGCGGGTTTAACGTTACCTTTTCCGTTGCCGTCACGTATAGGGTACTCAGTTGCGTGGTGTCAATGATGAGCATTTCATATAATGGGGAAAGTTGCTTTTTGTCGTAACTTTGAATATGCGTTACCCGAAATCGTGGAATGAAGTAAATTTAGCGCAACTGCATGAACTTGACCTGCTTAGGCAGCGAACTGACCTCGACGCTGAGGAAATTATGAATCAGATTCTTTCGGTGTTGAGCAATCAGCACATCGAGGAAATCGAAAAGCAGCCGCACACCGAGCGCATCGCATCCTATCGCAAACTTACCTTCCTGAACGAATACCCGTCGAAGAAGCCAAAGCGCAGGCGGTTCAAGTTAGGCGGGAAATGGTATCGCATCGTAACGAACCCCGCTGAGGTTTCCGCTGGGGAATACGCCACGCTTCAGGTAGTGGCAGCGGATGGCAAGTTCATTCAGAATATGCCGCAGGTGATTGCCTGTTTGATGATAGAACAGGAGCGCAAGTGGTTCAGGTGGAAGGATGTACGGTATGATAAGTCACGCAGTGCGCAGGAATTTCAGCGTAAAGCAGCATTAGTCAGTCAGAAAATGCCTGTTGGGCAGGCGTATCCCTACGCGCTTTTTTTTTCGAATCTCTTACCAGAATTATTGAAAGTTTCCCTCACCTTTTTCCAGCAGCAGGAGAAGAAGTTGAGGAAGCAGGCAGCGACTGGTTAGGAATGTTTTATCGCATGGCAGGCAAGGACTTGACGAAAATGGATGCTGTCATGGCAATGCCTCTGATGGAGTTCTTCAATTACGCCGCTATGCTAAAGACGTTTGATAAAGAACGCGCCGACAGACTGAACAAGGCCAGCAAGTTGAGTTATGAGGCGTACATGAGCGCATTAATGGGTGAATTGATATGAAGATTAAGTACCAACGCCCGCCACTCGCACAGTATCAAATCGCTATCCTCGACAGCACGGCGCGCTATACCGTCACCGCCGCAAGCACGAAGGCAGGGAAAACCGCATCTCACATTGTGTGGCTGTTTGAAAAGGCGTTGCAAGGCAAAAAGGGGCAGTCCTTTTGGTGGGTCGCTCCCGTGTATGGGCAGGCTGAAATCGCGTTCAGGCGTTTCAAGCAGCAATGCTCAGAAAGGTTGTTTGATGCAAACGAAAGTAAATTAAGATTGACCTTGCCCACAGGGGCAATGATTGAATTTAAGAGCGCTGAAAAGCCTGACAACCTTTACGGGGATGATGTGTATGCAGCCGTCTTTGATGAGTTTACCCGCGCGCGAGAAGAAGCATGGTTTGCGCTTCGTTCCACGCTGACCAAAACCCGAGGGCAATGCAAACTTATCGGGAACGTGAAAGGGAAAAAGAATTGGGGCTACCGATTGGCAGAACGGGCAAGGCAGGGCGAAGATAATTACGAGTTCCACAAAATAACCGCTTGGGATGCGGTGGCCGCGGGCATCCTGGAACGTGAAGAAGTCGAGCAGGCAGAGCGTGACCTTCCCGCGCACGTCTTTAAAGAACTTTACCTTGCCGAACCTGCGGACGATGATAGCAACCCCTTCGGACTTGACCACATTCGGTCATGTATCGAACCTTTAGCGCAAGGCCCGGTTGAGTGGTACGGCATTGACCTTGCCAAAAGCAGGGATTGGACGGTGATAATTGGACTAAATCAGTCCAAAAAGGTAGCGTTCTTTGAGCGTTTCCGGCTGGACTGGAAGGCAACCCGAGACACCGTGCAGCGGATTGTGGGCAAAACCCCTGCCGTAATTGACAGCACGGGCGTAGGCGACCCGATAGTGGAAGATTTGCAAAGGGTATGCCCGCGCATTCAGGGCTTTAAGTACACGGCCATTTCCAAACAGCAAATTATCGAAGACCTCGCAGGCGCAATCCACGGGAGGGAAATAGTATTCCCGGACGGCCCGATAGTTGATGAACTGATGAACTTTGAATGGACACACACGCGCACGGGCATAAGCTACAATGCGCCTGAAGGGCTGCATGATGACTGCGTAAACGGGCTGGCACTTGCCCTGCATTGCAGTCGGGTAAATAAAAAGGGGCTATTCCTGCTGACATGAAAACACCTATTGAAATCCTCGCCTCCGAAACATGGCCGGAAATGGTCTGCAAAAAGTACAGCCCCGCGCATTGGAAGGACTTGCAGCAGGAATTGTTTTTACTTATTGCCACAGAGTTGAGCGATAAGGCAGCACGGGCGCATGAGGCAGGGTATTTCGAGTTTTTTTACATCCGGTGCGCCGCGAACCTTTGCAAGCCAAATGACCGGATAGCTAAGTTAAACATAGGAACAGACAGCATTGAGGGTTGGGATGTTGCAGAGGATGAAGATGAATTTAGGGAACGCAAAGAGGCTGATGTGCAGGAAAAGTTGGATGCGATAGCAACGGTACAAAGCCGTGAGCCGTGGTATGAATCAAAGATGATGGAACTTTACCTATCGGGAATGAGCATGAGGAAAATACACCGCGTTACAGGAATTGCCCTGAATGAGGTTTCCAGGGTAATTAATGACTTTCGCGCGAAGTGTCGGAAGGAATATCTATAAAGCAAAAAGGCCACCCCGAAGGATGGCCAATTCACACCATAACACAAAACGATTACGAAGTTACGATATTCCGAGCGAAGTCAATACACCGCTCTGAACAATTTGTGGAGGTTCTTTTTCCGCGTGGGTGAAAGTCAGGTCGTAGCCGGTCATGTCACCAAGTGCAACACCAGTCATAAATGAACCTGCGGTCATGTCCATGCCACGCGCAAGACCCATCGCCCAGTACTGGTCAGCATTGGTTTTCACGATGGCCACCAGACGGGCAACGCTCAACAGCTTCACTTCATTACGCTTCGCGGTGGACAGCTTGCGCAGCTTGATGTTCAGTTCTGCAGAATTGAAAACCGTGCCATTCTCCACGCTGGGTGTAATGGTGTTGGTGAAGCTTGCGGTGTCTTTAGGCAGTTCGTATTTAAAGAACGATTTGCCGCCGTTCAGGGTTAATGCAGACACTTCGCCAGAGGCTGAAGTGTAAGAGGATACGCCTTCATATTCCAGAAGCCATATTTTATCTACGCCACCTACGCTGTCTTTGCAGTCGTGGCTGAATCCGGTTGTTAAAATGCAACTCATGTCTTTTTCTTAGGGGTTAAAAAGAAAGGGCGGGCAATTTCACCCGCCCCTTCGGTTAATGTTTACCTGTCAATTACAGGCTGAAATACACGATTTGAGTGGGAAAAGCAACCTGTACACCGTATTTGAACTCAGCATTAAAGATTACGTTTTTCTTCACAGGGTCGCTGATGAACTCAAAGTTCTCTTCTTCGCCCACCAGGTCAGTACCGATAAAGTAGTTTGACCAGTAGCTGAAGTGGATTTTGTTTGAGCCGTTCAAGCCGGGCAGACCATAAACCTTAGTGCCGGTGATAGGTTCAATTACCATGAACTGTTCTCCGGTTTCAGGGTTGTAGTGGTAATTGTTAGCAGCAATCAGGTGCTGCTTGTACAGCAGGAAGGTGTCAACGCCCATAGCAAAGAAGCGGTCTTCTTTGGCCAAGATAGCCTTACCATCTGTGCTTGCCTGAGCCTGATCAATCATCTTCAGAATTGCGTCGTCAATGTTGGCAACGGTCAAAGAAGTGAGTTTTGTCCAGCCGCCTCCGGTGGTGGGATTACCTTCGATAGGGTCGCCAGCGCCACCGAATCCAAGAGCGGTCAAGATGGTGTTAAAGCCGTCGAACTGGTTTGCAGCGATAGTGCCTTGCCAGATGTCTTCTTCCAGAGCGTCTGCAATCTTCGCGATTTTCTCGTTTCCGATTTGGTCAGCGAAAGGCAACTCATTGTCGCCACCTGAACCAGCAGCCATCTGGGTCTGCATCCACTTGGTTTTCAGCGTCTTAGGACACAAGGTTTCATAAACTTGGATATCACCCACGCTAAGAGTGCGCTTGCTGAAAGTTGTGCTTCCTGAAGTGGTAGGTTCGCAGCCGTTAGCTTGGAAATACACATCAGAACTTAGGATGTTCAGGTTGTCGGAGGTCTTAATTCCGGGGATAACCTGGCCGGCTGCCTGAAGCATACCGGCTGTTTTGCCTCCGAAGAGGGCTTTGTACAGCAGGGGGAGTCTGTCTTCCTTGCCGTAGTTGTCGAGGTCTAATACTACGAATGCCATGTTTATTTGTTGGTTTTAATTTTTCGGATTGCTTCTGCAAATTTTTCGATACGCTCCTCACGGCGTGCAGCTTCGCCTTTGAGTGCGTTTACTTTCTTCGCTGGTTCAGCAGCGGGAATTGCGCTGAACTGCTCGATTACTTCCAAGGTCTTAGCCTGTGCGTTGGTCAGGTTTTCAACCAGTCCGGTCAGGCGTGCGATAAGTGCTGATTGCTCGTTAAACTTCGCCTCAAATTCAGCTTTTACGCTGGCCATCTCTGTGCTGGTTTCAACTTCTACCACTTCCTCAACTTCAGCCTTTTCCACGATTTGAGTTACCACGCCGCCCTGAGTTGTTACCAAGTAGCCTTCGGCGGTTTCGTGTGTTCCATCCGGTGCGGGAACAAACTCGCCGTCAGGGGTCTGAACCTCCAATACCGAACCTACGCCAAGCATGGCGATTTCGTCGCCGGGGAAACGGATAACCGTTCCATCTACAAGAGTGCTTTCGGCAAACTTCACGGCTGGAGTTTCTTCCTCCACCGAAAAGCCGAGCAGCTTCTTGATTTCGTTAATTTTGTTTAATGCGCTCATTTCATCTAATGGATTATTTTCTAAATTGTCGTACTTTGTAAGGATAGCTTCGATAGCCGCCATCGTCTGTTCTTCACTTGATGCGGGTTTGTCCGTGAAATAGCCCTCGATGCTGAAGCCTTTGAACTTGCCTTCCTTGATGTTCTGCCAAACAGCATCATCTTCCACGTAATAGGATAAAAACCAACTGCCCTCTGGAGCATCGGCCCACATTTGTGGCGGGTTGATTCCGCGCTCTTTGTCCACGATAAAGGATTCCAACAGGTGCATTCCTCCCACGGGGTTGGCGTGTTCTGCATTTACCGCATTGTATTTGTTCTGCAATGCCCACAGCTTGACCGCTTTCTGAATTGTTGCCGCGCTGAACTTCACATAGTAGGTCGTTCCATCTTCAGCCCTGCGAAGGATAGGCTTTTCTGCTATCATTGCAGGCCCTGTTATTATGCGGCGTTCCTCGGATTGAA